TTACTCAGTAAGCACGTCCGGCTATTGGGATGGGGCTGTATGCTTCTGGTACATTGACATTGATAATAATGTAAGGTCTGGCAAAATAATGCAGTACAACCCGCAAAACGGAAAGAGAATAAAAGATCCTCAGCCATTAGTTACATGGGTTCATAAAGTTTTGAGAATACCTGAATACAATATGGAAATATGTCTTTTTGGTGAGCATTTAATCAAACGATTTCCAAATCATAAGATATGTATTGTTGAGTCTGAAAAGACCGCTATTGTCGCCTCAATTGCTTACCCTGGGTTTCTGTGGATTGCATCAGGTAGTTTGACAAATCTAACTTATAAAAGATGTAAAGTACTTGAAGGCCGTGAAGTAATATTGTATCCTGATGTTGGAGCAGAAGAAAGATGGACAGAAAAAATGGAGCAATTGAAAGAGTTGCTGCCAAGCGTTAAGTGGTCACTAAGGTCATGTAAAAGCGAAATAAAAGGATATGATTTATGTGATTTTATAATAGATAATTTAAAAATATGAAGCCAAGAGATTACCAATTAAAAGGGGTTAATTCAGTTATCAAAAAGATTTCTGAGGGATATAAAAGAATAGTTTTCCAGCTTGCCACGGGTGGCGGAAAAACCGTATGTATGTCCTACTTGATACAACGTTACCTATCAAAGTTTACAGACGGAAAAATAGTTATTTTGGTCCATAGGCAGGAATTACAACATCAAACATTAAAGGCATTATCCGCTTTTGGAGTGACCAACGTTAAAGTAGTGATGATTGAATCGTTTATGAACCAGGTTAAAAAGAATGGAGTCATGTCTTATGATATGGTTATTATAGACGAATGCCACGTCGGTAACTTTAAAAAAGTATTTGAACATTATGAAGAAACAATAATTATCGGATTTTCAGCGACCCCTATTTCAGCTACCAAAAAGCACCCATTAAAGTCTGATTACGAAACAATTGTTTGCGGGATAGAAATTAATGATTTGATTGCATCTGGTAATCTTTCCCCTTGTATACATTATACGCCTGACACCGGAATGGATAAGTCATTGATTAAAAAGACAGCAGGAGAATACAATATGGCTTCTATGGCTGCAGAATTTTCTAAACCCAAATTAATAGATGCAGTTGTTGACAGCTACGAGAAATATTCAAAAGGTAAAAAGACGCTTATTTTTAATACCACAATTGAGCATTCAATACTGGTTCATAACTGTTTTAAGGATAAAGGATATAATTCAAGAACGCTAGATAGTAATTTTACAGATGAAGCAAGGAAAGAAGTTTTGCAATGGTTTGAAGATACAGAAGGAGCGATATTAAATAATGTTTCTATATTAACTGCCGGTTTTGACTGCCCATCAATAGAGGCTGTTATCTTCAATCGGTCAACAAAATCATTACCTTTATGGCTCCAGTGCTGCGGAAGAGGCGCACGAATAAAAGACGGAAAAGAATATTTTTTATTGATAGATTTAGGTGATAATATTCAGGGGGAAGGTCACGGGTACTGGAATCAAAAACATGACTGGGAAATGTATTTTTTGCATCCAGATAAGCCAGGAGAAGGAGTTGCGCCAACAAAAAACTGCCCTGAATGCGATGCTTTAATTCACATGGCAGTTACTTTATGTCCTTATTGTAAGCATGAAATGCCCAGGGAAATTGTTTACAGTGACATGATTTTAGAGCTGAAAATATTACCAGACAAGCCGGTTAAAAAAAACTCGTCTCCAGCATTAGAGTCCGCGGTCAATGAGGTGGTTCGTAAAATAGATAAATTGAATATACCTCATTTAGATAAACGCGAACTACTCAGAAAATCACTTGTAGAATTATACGACTCCGCATCATGGGAGCTTAAACCACATCTTTTAAAACATTTATTGAATAAATATGCAGCTTAATTTAGTACACCTCGCAGCGCAAAGATCATTTGCACACTTCACTTTATGGAGATCAAAACCAACAGGAGGTTGGGAATTTAATTTTGTAGACCTTGCCGGATTCCTAACTACAAGAGGTTATTTTGTATTTAGGACATCAGTAAGTAAACATATTTACATCAGGATTATAGACAATATAGTGCGTGAAGTTGGTAAAAAAGACCTAAAGGACGAAATATTAGATTATGTAAAAAAAGAAGAGCCAGCATACATTTATGAATTTTTCCTTAAAAAAATAGGTAATGCCGTAAATGATGAATTTTTAGAGACATTACCGGCAAAGGATGTAGATTTTAAAAAGGATCGTAAGGATGCTATGCAGATATATTTTCAAAATTGCATTGTTAAGATCACCAGAGATAAAATATCAACATTTCCTTATACAGAACTTAATGGTTATATATGGGAAAGCCAGATCATACAAAGGATTTTTGATCCGGAAGCAGTGTCAGGATCTGATTTTAGAACATTCTGTTGGAATATTTCAAATGCGGAATTACCGCGTTACGAATCTATTTGCAGTACTTTAGGTTATTTGATACATAATTACAAGAACCCTGCTTACTCGCCGGCTATAATATTAAACGACGAGGTGATATCAGACCATCCAGAAGGAGGGACGGGTAAAGGCGTTTTATTAAAGGCTGTAGAGCAATATTTAAAAACAGTATCAATAGAAGGAAAGACATTCAATTTCGATAAGAATTTTGTTTATCAAAGGGTTAATCCAGACACGAAAATATTGTCATTCCAAGATGTTAACAAGAACTTTGATTTTGAGCGTTTATTCAGCGTTTTAACGGACGGTATAGACGTAGAGAAGAAAGGTAAGGATAGTATGCTTATTCCTTTTGAAGATGCTCCAAAAGTAGTAATAACCACTAACTACGCTATAAGAGGAACCGGCAACAGCCATATGAGGCGCAGACATGAATTAGAGATAAGCCAGTATTATAATAAGGATAGAACCCCTTATGATGAATTTAAAAAGATGATGTTTCACGAGTGGAATAAAACAGAATGGGAACAGTTCGACGCTTTTATGGTTGAGTGCTGTCAGTTTTATTTAATGCGAGGACTAGTTAAACAAGCTCTTATCAATCTACCGGAAAAAAGGCTCATGGCTGAGACTTCATCAGAATTTATTGAATTTATGGACGAGTACAGACCAGCAGAGGGAGCGGTTGTTAACAGGGTAGATTTTTATAAACGCTTTCTTTCTGACAATCCTACTTCTAAAATAGCTTCGAAAACATTTTACAAATTCGTTAAATTTTACGTAGAATTTCACAAACTGGCTTTTAAAGAAGGCAAGTCAAACGGGGTGATGTCTTTCTATTTTTAGATGTTTTTACCCTATTTTTGCCCTATTGGGGTAAGTATGGGGCAAGTAAAAAACGCTACTTGCCCCGAAAAAAATAGACAAATAGGTGTTTAAATATGTTTAAATGATGTTTGGGGCAATTGGGGCAAGTAAAAAGACTAATATAAAATGAAAAAATACTTTTTCCCGCAAAAATATATAAATTTAGTTGCCCCAATTGCCCTAATCGTTATTCTTTATGCTTTAAAGGCCTTTTTTGCTATTTTCTACTTGCCCCAAAAGCCAATATTTTTACCCCAACTCCGATTTTACTTGCCCCAAGAACAATTCTACTTGCCCCGAAAAAATAACAAAAACCTTAAAATTAATTAAAATGTCAGAAATTCAACTACAAGCTAAAATATTTCAGCACTATTGGAATAATCATCAAAACACTAGAGGCCTTATATTCCATGTTCCTAATGGAGGCAAAAGAAGCATGGTTGAATCAACGCAATTAAAAGCATCTGGAGTAATACCAGGTATACCCGACTTAATGATTCTAAACGACGGAAAAGCATACGGAATAGAACTTAAAACAGAAATAGGAAAATTAAGACCTGAGCAGATTAAAATACATGCGATATGGATAAGTAATAATATCCCTGTATTCCTGTGCAGATCTTTTGAAGAGTGCAAGGAGATTATAGATTCTATTTTTGGATTGTAAAGCAACAACATTGTTACACCGGAAAAGAAAAGTAATAGGTAAGTTTGTGGTATGATCAAAGAAATAAAAACAGAGAAATTCTCAGGGCTGGCAATGCTGGTGCCGGATGACGCAACAAAATTCAGCCTTAAAAAAACCAAGAAGGGTAAGCCTGATCAACTTCACTATTTCATACCGTATACTTGTGATGCGGTATCAAATCAAAGATTAGTTATTCTTCCCAGTGAAGACTATCTGTTTGTAGGCAAAGCAACAGAGCTTACAGAGGAACAGTGTGCTGAGATCACGCCTAACTCATTTTATGGAAGATTTATAGATTACAACATGCTTGAGGTTAATTGTGGCACTGCAAAAGAATCCTTCGCTTCCCTCATGCAGTCGTTGCAATGCTATTCAGTTAATCCTTTGTCAGACCCGGAGGGCACCATGAGGCAGGGTGATGGATATGTTTATTATAGCGCTTCTGATGAAGAATTTGAAGAGTACGAAAAAGCACAGGCCAACACCGGCACCTGGTTGATACTTAAAAAACTATGACTCGAAGACACGAAAAGATTAAACCGCATTTGACTGAGCAGTATAATAGGCAGCAGGAAAGAATAGACTTGTGGATTAGGATAGCTCATAATGCTTTATACAATCCGGTTACAACAGGTATTAACATGGGTTCTTTTTTCTCTACTCGTTTTAAAAAGTAAAATGACTATATTCGCCTAAACAATTCTAAACAATGACTGAGCAGGTAAAGCGTTTTCTTGATGAATACTTTGTAACTCTAAATGGGTACAAATCAGCTGTTTACGCTGGTTTTTCTGATAAAACAGCAAGGCAACAAGCTAGTCATATGCTAGATGTTGAGGAAAATATAGAATACCTTTCTGTTTTAAGGGCTGAATATGCAAGTAAAAATGGGATAAATAAAGAATCGATTCTTAATGAATATAGAAAAATTGCGTTCTCTGACGTACGTAAAATATTAACCATTGATGGCGGACTCAGGTCAATTGATGACTTGGACGATGATACTGCTGGAGCTATTGCTGGTATTGAATCTTTCGATGAGGTAAGCAGGGACGGAGAAAGGCTTGGTACGAATAGAAAAATAAAGCTTCACGATAAGTTAAGAGCTTTAGAGGCTTTATCTAAGCATTTAGGTTTATTCGAAAAAGATAACAGCCAATCGGCACCAATCGTAAACAATATAATTAATTTAGGAGAAGGAGAAGATCCGAATGCCGTTACTACCTAAGCAAAAGAATGCCGTATTCTATCTGAATGATAATACCACGTCTGAAATAATATACGGTGGTGCTGCAGGTGGTGGTAAAACTGCATTAGGATGTTTAAGGGAGATTGAACAAGCTCAAAAATACCCAGGATCTAGGGGTTTATTAGGCAGGTCTAAACTCAAAACATTAAAGGAAACAACCCTAAATACTTTTTTTGAACAGGCTGCTATACACAAAGTATCCAATCAATTCAAGTTCAATGCACAGGAAAATATTATTCACTGGAAAAACGGCAGCGACACCTTGCTAAAAGACCTTTTCCTATATCCTTCTGATAAAGAATTTGATAGCCTTGGATCGTTAGAGATTACAAGGGCTTTTGTTGACGAGTGTAACCAGATCGTACATAAAGCATGGGATGTTGTAGGCTCCAGAATCAGGTACAAGCTGAACCAATTCGACTTAATGCCTAAACAGCTGGGTAGCTGTAACCCCTCTAAAGGCTGGGTATACACCAAAGTTTATAAGCCTAACCGTGATGGGATTTTAAGGCCAGATATCAAGTTCATACAAGCATTACCAAAAGACAATCCATATTTACCCCCTTCTTATGTTCAAAGGTTACTAAGAATGGAGAAAAATAGTCGTGAGCGTCTGTATTATGGCAACTGGGAATATGACGACGATCCTGCAGCTTTAATGTCTATTGACGCTATAAATAACCTTTGGACAAATACCTTTGTAAGGTCTGGCAAGAAGTATATAACAGCTGATATTGCTCGTTTTGGAAAGGATAAATCAGTTATTATAGTTTGGGATGGGCTACGGGCAATAAAAATAGTTGTCCTGTCTAAAAAATCAGTTACATGGGTTGCCCAGGAGATAGCGGATTTGAGAAATGAGTATATGATACCTCTGAATCAAGTTATTTGCGATGAAGACGGTGTAGGCGGAGGTGTAGTTGATATACTTGGTTGTGTTGGTTTTGTGAATAATTCAACTCCTAAATATTCAGAAAACTTCGAAAATCTAAAGGCTCAATGCTACTATAAATTATCAGAAATAGTTAATTTATCGCTAATGTATTTAGGTTGCATTACCGACAGTGATATGATTGCTGAAACAATAGAAGAGCTGGAGCAGGTGAAGCAAAAAGATATGGATAAGGATGGTAAAAAGAAAATCATCCCTAAAGACGCTGTAAAAGAATTGCTGGGAAGATCTCCGGATTATTCAGATGCCATAATGATGCGAATGTATTTTGAGATTGAAGATAACATTGATGAATTTCAATCATGGTCGGGATAATTGTAATTATGTAACTATATTGTTACTTTTACAGTCATGGAAATAAAACAGTATTTCAAAAGCGTGGCATCAGCTGTAATGGCCCCGGTAGTAAAGTCATTATCAAATACCTTCCCCGCTTATGGTGCTGGATTTACCATGATGATGGGCGGTACTTTCAATATGCTGGGAATCGGGAACAAAGCAGCATATTCAAATAAAATCTTCTATACCGCTTCAAATATATTCGTTCGTAAAATAACAGAGGCTCCTATTATATTCAGCGAGGAGAAAAACAAAGCCGCAGCCCGTAAGTTTGCCTCTAAATATTATTCAAAATCAATATCCAATGAAGACAGGGCTTTTATAAAAGCGGCCGTATTGACCGAACTTGAAAACCATGATCTTAACGATATGTTCGATAAGTTGGGTATAGAGGGGATGGAGGATTTTTGGTATAACTATAATCACGGAGATGGTTTTTTATTCTTTGAAACATTAGATCCCGAATTTAGCCGCAGCACTAAACCGGTTGCTGTCCACTCTTTAAATCGTGATCGTGTTACCCCTGTTCAATCCTTAGAAAGGTTTGAAGCTATTAGCCATTACCTGTATACAACGAATAACGGTACTCAAATCAGGATTGATAAAGACAACATGCTACATCTTAAGCACTGGAATCCAAATCACGGTGATTTAAAGGGGCTAGGAGTCGATTTAATTGCTAACCCTGATATATCACTTAACACGGCTAATACAACAGCACAGGGGGCCGCATTTGAGAATGGAGGACGAGGTACGTTATTCAGCTCAACAGTAGATATTACTAGTGAGGGTAAGCGGGTAGGTAAGATGACCGTTCAGGAGATGGCAGACCTGAAAAAGACGGTTCTCGAAGATATGTCCGGGGCTAGGAATAACCGTAGGCAGAAATTCACCAACAATGATGTAAAGGTAACGCCATATGGGGACACTTTAGCTGAAATGGAGTTGGTAGAATCTGAAAAATCTAACTGGCTTAACATATTTGCTATTATGGGATTACCATGGGCGTTGTCTCCTGTAGGCTCAATGGCCAGTGAAAACTCTGTCATTGTGGGCTATAAATCGCTTGTAACAAACTTATGCATATCTGAACTTCGTAAATTTGACCAGAAGCTGAGTCAAAAAATCGGTAAATGGTGGCCAGGAGTAATCGGAGCGCACGATTTAACCGAATATAGCGAGCTTGCGCCTGATTTAAAGCTGATGAAAGAGACATTCGGGGCCCCTTTATTGCGTGTTGATGAAGTCAGAAAGATGTACAGATTCGACGAAATTGGGGGTGATGAAGGTAATGCAATATTAGTTCCATCTGGTTTTATGCAGCTAAAGGATATCATATCAGATGAATTTGCTGATACTCCTAATCCTGACGATGAAAACGCACCTAATAGCTTGTAGATATGGCAAAATTAGATTATAGTTTCGGGTTCGATCCAACGGAAATGTTAAAGATGTATCATAAAGGTATCGAAGATTGTTTTATTCTAATTTCAGATTTTAGTGAGCTGGAATCCTTGTGTGGCATAAATAATATACAAATCAGTCATGATAATGACGATATTTGAGGTATGGCCATAAACGAATTTAAACAGGAACGAATAGACTTCGCCAAGTTTCATAAGACAGCCGAGAAACAGTTATTACCATTCTTTAAGAAAGCATTAGCCAACAACCTGGGAAATGTTACCGCTTGGGTCGAAACTAATGGCTTGATTGGTGTTCCTGTATCAATGCTTATTGATCAGGCTGTATGGCGTGAAGTATACCCTAAAGTTTACCAGCTAATCGGAATGAAGATGTGTAGACAGGAATATTACAGACAAAGGAGATTAGAAGGTGCTGCAGAAACAAAAGCAAGTGCAATTGAATTCCTTGTTGATGTATGGTCTGGTAAAATGCGGGAATATGCTGGCGAATATGTGAATTTCATTGAATCTAAGCTTAACGCGACTACTATTGAGATTATTGAGCGCGCATTGGGTGAAGCAGGATCATTAGAATTAGATGCTAAAGGTAGATTGAGATTTTTCTACGACAAAATAAAGTCCGATTTCTTATCAAGATCAAAAAATATATCAAGAACAGAAACTACACGAATTGCGGCGCTGGGTAAAGAAATCGGGGCTACTTCATGGATAGAAGAACAAGGTCAAGGAGGGTATCGGGCGTGGTTAGGGCGTGTTTCCGGTGAAAGGCCAACACATTTAGCTACTAACAACACCGTAATACAGTTAGATGGTTTTTATACCGTAGGCGGTCATCAATGCAAAAGACCTGGAGATTCATCTCTCCCTATTGAAGAAGTCGCGAATTGCCGTTGCTGTGAAACTTTTATGTCAGGGAGAAGATACGACCAATATTTGAAAAGAGGTCGTATCGCTGGAGGTAAAATAACGGGAGCTAGTTAGTATAAATATGTAACTGGTTACGGATTATTTCAACAATTCTGAAACCCATTCAGTGAACATTTTATTTACTGACCTCGGGTATTTTTCGGTCAACTCAGTCCATACTTTTGAATCTATTCTTAGCCCTGGAGTTATAGTTTTATATTTTTTTGGTCTACCTGCTTTTTTCTTTTCCATGATTTTTAGGTTTAAAACCCCGCAACTTTCGAGGCGGGGCGGATATGGCGTTAATATTATAATTGAATTATTAGTAGTTACTTAAACTTCTCTTCGCAAAAAATACCGCAATCAGGCATTTTTAGGGTTTTCATACTTCTGCCTTTTGCCTCTACTGGCAATTCATCAAGAAATAATCTTTTCCCTTTATATCTTACTAATCGGCAACCTAGCCTCCTGCTCTGCTCTGCTCTTTCTTTAAATACATCCGGATAAACTTCCCTTACTTTATTCCAGTAAGTAGGGGATGTCGCTTTAACACAACCTTTACAATTAGCATTAACGAACCCCATACGGTAAGCTTCTGGAAGCTCTATGCCAGCTGACACGATGATATCTATACACTCCTGTTTTCCTATTTTGTGGAATCCTAAGATGTCAATAACGTTGCTCCGTTCTGTAAGTTTAAATCGGTCTAGCCTCCCCTTTTCTTCAGAAGTGAACCCCATTACAATATGATCGAATGTATTGTTTTGCTCCCAGTATTTACGTGCGTCTTTTTTAAGCGTAGAAGTACAAACGGCTCCATATATACCAGACATGTACGTAAGCTTATCAAAAACCTGTACTATTGAAGCGTCAGGAAATTTAGGGTTTACGCATTTTTCTATAGGATGCCCAATCCATCTTTCTACATCATTTAAAAACCTATGATTATCGTCCCCCTCTTCTGATATAGGGTTATTAACTATACGTATAGTGTTGTTGCTTCCATATAGATCTACTACGTATTTAGCAGCAACCGCTGAAGCAGCGCCACAAGAGAACCACACTACTATTGTTTTACCTTCTAATACTTCTAACATAATCGTTTGTTTTTGTTTTAATGAAGCCCGGATATTTCACCGGGCTATTTTAGTTTAGTTAAGTGTTTGTACTAATGCGCGCTCAGCAATGAAGACTATTTTATCTCCTGATGCGAATATCGAACACATGATTAGTTCGTTTTCTGATATCTCATTTTCAACCTGAAATACGATACCGCCAAAAATAAATAATTGGCCTTTTTTGATGTTTTTTAATGTTACTGTTTTCATAATCTTATACCGTTTGTTTGTTTCGGTATGTAAATATACGAATAATAAATGCACGTGCAAATATATATATGATCTATTATTTAACATGACATTAATATGACAATTTGAATTTTGTACGACAATCGAATAAATAATTTATATTTGAGTATGCTAAAACAAAAAAATCCATACGGCTGCGGTTTATACGCGGTGGCAAATGCTTGTAATTTAGACAAATTCGCCACGGATGAACGTGTAGAGTCAAGTAAAATAAACGGGTCATCAAACGGCATGCTGTCTAAGTACTTATTAGAAGATGGAACGGGGTTTTACCTACAGCCCTTATTTTATGACGCGCATGCTGATAAATTACCCTTCAATCAAACCGAATATAAGGTCAATGGAGATGTGTTAGCACTTCCATTGGTGTTATGCTGCAAATTATCAGAAAATGGATTCTGGCACATGATAGGCGCACACCTTGATAAGCATGGAGTGCTGTATGTTTATGACTCGCTGCGGGATGATGTATTTGAAACTACATTGGCAGAGGTGCACAATTATTACCATTCCGTGTTTGGGCTATATGCCTTTTGCGACCTTAACACTGGTGAATATGCGTTTATTTTGTAACCAAAATGTTACTTTAATATGTAGATGTAAGTCGTATATTTGAATTGAAAAACATAATGAGAGCGTTAATTTAGAAACCGATATAGCTGGATGGCGTATCGGTTTTTTATTTAATTTGCATTTGTGATTTAATTACTATATTTGACGTAGGTAATATTATTGTTACATATGGATAAGGAAAAAGAAAATAAGTCAGAAGAAGCCCTGAAAAAGGCAAAGGATAAAACATCTGATCCTAAGATTAAATCCGAAATTGACAAGAAATTGAAATACGTAAATAATCAATTCAATAAATGAGCGTTTTTAAAAGCATCTACTTTCCTAAAAAAGAGTTCGCCACTAAAGAAGAAATGTTTTCCGAATTCAGGGATAACATCGCTGGTATCATTGATTTGAAGAAAGCTGATATTCAAAAATCATGCGATAAAGGCGTAGCCGTAACGTGTAAATCTTTGGATTTGTTGAAGTTCCAGGATCAACTAAAGGCTATCAAGATTGATGATAATTACTACTATGTAGCGGTTAATACTACCCGTATTCTGGATAGCCATAATGATTTACATCTTGATGGGCTATGGAATAAATCTGTTAAAGATCAACAGGGTAATAATTACTTAGTAGCCGACCACAACTTGTGTATTGATGATGTTATTGTCAAAAAAGAACACATAGAAATGTTTGTGGCTATGCTGCCATTTGCGTTACTTGGAAAGGATTACCCCGGTAATACTCAGGCACTGGTTTATAAGTTTCCAAAAGACAAGGTAATCCATAGCAAAGCTAAAGAATGGCTAGATAGCGGAGACCAGATTGAAGCCAGTGTAAGGATGCAGTATGTTGATATTGCCTTTGCAATGGATAGCAACGCACCACAGGACGCAACAGAGAAAAAGAATTATGATGATAATTTCGGGTACATAGCGAACAGTAAAGATTTCGAGTATATCCCATATTACTTTATCATTAAAGAAGCTAAGAATATCAGAGAGAGTAGCCTTGTGGTATTTGGAAGCAACCCCGTAACAGGGAATATCAACAACGTAGAGCCGGAGAAATCCACTTTAACTATAGAGCCGCCCGTGAGCACTCAAAAGTCAGTTTGGGACTATTACATTTAAACAAAAGAAAATGAAAAAAGGTAAATTATTCGGGGTGGCCATAGCGCATGTAGAAGGCTTAAAGGCAAACCGATTCTTCGGGGATGATGACGAAGAGACAAAGAAAAAAGAGGCGCTTAAAGCCGTAAAAGACGCTGCGGAAAAAGCGGCTAAAGACGCTATGCCTGATCTAATCAAGGCAGGTATTGAATCAGAAGAAGCAAAAGCGATTATCAAAGCTATTGTTGAATCTGTATCAAAACACTTAAAAGTAACTGATCCGGCAGACGATACCGAAAAAACAGTTGAAGAGCTGTTCAAGGCTATGCAAAAACAGCATAACGATTTGGCATTGGCTTTTCAGAATAAAGGTAAAGACGAGAACAAAAAAGGTTCTTTTATTGCTTTTGTTGAGAAAAATATTGCTGACAACCCGGGAACTTATAACGAAAAAACAGATACAGGTATCGGTGCAAACAGAAATTACAGCGCGCAGATGACAATTAAGGCTGCGGCTTTAATGACAACTGCAAACGTTATTCCTAATATCGCTGGCGGTTTTTCTCCTCTATTTGGTAACTACATTGATGCTGAAATCGGTCATGTTCCAAAGCCTGATAATGTTATTTTACCACTAATCACGGTAAAAAATCAACCAGGTACAGAAAACATCTGGTATTCAGGCCGTATCAACGAAGAAGGGGACGCTCAGTTTATCGCAGAGGGCGCGTTAAAACCGCTTGCTGATGCTGAATGGAAATCATACAAAGCCCTTATTTTTGAAGTTGCTGTACGTTGGAAGTTCACAAAACGTTTAATGAACCATGCACCGGCTGTTGTTTCTGACTTTTTAGAGCATGCAAACGAACTGGTTGAGCAAAAGATTGACGATTCACTATTGTTCCAGGTTGCTGATGCGACTAATTTCGCTGGATTGGCTCAATCTGCAGGTGCATTTGTCGTGCCTCCGCAATTAGCTGAATACTACGAAAGAGCTAACATTTATGATGTGATTAACGCAATGGCGTCACGTATCCGTTTGTCTAACTTTAAAGGCCAGTTAACAGCTGTTTTAAACACTGTTTGGGAGGCTAAAATGATGGGTATCAAGGATGCAGAAGGTCGTTATATTACTCCTCCTTTTGTTACTCCTGATGGACGTAAAGTTGGTTCTGTAAATATTGTTTTCTCTAATAAAATCGACGACGACGCAATTTTGATAGGTGATCTTAAACGCTTCAATGTTGTTTTCGCTGAGAATATCCAATATGACGAAGGTTACGAAAATGATGATTTCTCTAAAAACTTAGTTTCCCGTAAATTGGAGGCTTTCTTAGGTACCTACATCAACCCTGCTTATGCTGGATCGATTCTGTACGATGAGATATCTAGTGTTCTTACTGATATTTCAGCACCTGCAGTAGTATAATTAAACATTTATATCCGCTATGCTTAACGGCGTAGCGGATTAATTTAAACATCAATACAAATGTCAAACGAAAGAACGCCAACATTAGAATTAAACAAAGATTCGGAAGCACGTTTTAGCTCTAAAAAAATGCTTACTGATAATGCCGATAAAGGCACTAAGATAAGATACACAGACCGAATGGCTGTTGAGATTATTAAAGATACTGACTTTTATAAAAAAGGACAGCTCATTAACCCTCACAAAGTAAAGGGGCAGGCTTTGATTGATCAAAAGATAGGTAAAAAATACGTTGCTAAAGAAGACTAGCAGCTACATTTGAAGATATAAAAAGCCATGTATTAATTTGCATGGCTTTTTTATTGAGGAATACCATGCCACAGCGCGTCATAACTGACCCTTATTGCTCTTCGATCACTTCCTGTTTCAGAGAAAAGTCTAACACTTGCACGTACCATTTTTAATATCATTACCCGGTAATAAAGATCTTTGTTTATAATAGGGTGGCTATCAGGAAATGTGCATAATACAACGGCTTTCCCATTTGAACATTTCATTGTCACTTTGTTCATGATAAAATTGTCATTTTCCCATCCTGTTTGAATCGTTATATTTTCCATAATTAATATTCTAAAATAGAAGCTAAATTTCTAAAATCAGGTAAATCTTTTGTATGGCATAACACGGCATAATCACCCATATGGCTATTTAATAAAACTTCCATGCCTAAAAGGATAAATTTCCCTGTTGGTTTTTCACATATAGATCCACTTATATGTAAAAACCACATTTCAGACATGTATATTCTATTTGGACAGTACCCTTTATTAGTTATGTATTTAGTTCTTTCTTGGAATATTCTGTTTAAAAGACCTTCTCTGTTTGTCATTCTCAAATATACAAAACCCTATAATTGAAAATTGTAACATTATCACTACATTTGAATTAAATACTTAAGCCATGGCATTTCAGTTGATAGACGATTCAGAGTTTAACGAACCAGTAACACTAGCAGAGGTTAAATCTTATTGCCGTATCGATTCGGATTATACATCTGATGATAACGAACTTGAAATAATTATGACTGCGGCAAGGACGCGTATAGAGGCTCAAATTAATATAGGGCTCGCTAATCGTGATGTTATTTTACAGTGGTCTGGTTACGGTATTGAATTGCCTTTATCCCCTACTGGCGAAATAATAGAGGTGACCGATAAAGATGGCGTAATGACAACAGATAAATACACAACCGATAATTACCAGGCCAAATCAATTGGCATTAACGATGTCTGCTGTGGTAGTGGGTTTAACTATTTTTATAACATCAATGGCAGCGTAGAAATAAGCAGAAATTCGGAATACATCAGCAATGATTTATATTCTGTTAAATACAACACCGGATATTCTGAACTGCCTAAAGCTTTAAAAATGGCTCTACTTGCGGAGATAGATTTTTTGTTTAAGCAAAGAGGCGAACCGGATGATAGCTTGATAAGTCCATCAGCATTACTTTTATGTTCATCGTATTCACGTAACCCGATACTATAATGGTAAATTCAGGTCAATTAAACCAGCGCATTGAGATATATGCTAGTGAAGATGTAGACGATGGTGCCGGGGGTGTATATCCTCAGTCTGTCCTATATTGGGCAACGAGCGCACAGGTTTTACCTCTTAAATATAATCGTTCATTACAGGCTAATCAAGAGCTTTTAAAAGACGGTTTTAAATTTACCATACGCGACCGGAATGATAAGACTATTCACCCTGATATGCAAATTAAATACCGGGGTTCATGGCTTACCATTCAATCTGCCATACCGGATTATGTGTACCGTGAGTTTATGGTAATTACTGCGATATGGGCAGAAAGACCAGAAAGGATTAGTGAGTAATGGCTAGGATTTTCAGGAATGCTACAGATTTGGCCCGAGCAATGGAAGGGGGAAGTCACAATTTTCTAGAGGAAGTAAAGGGAATCACGGAATACAACCTCGGAGAAATTGAAACAGAGGCGATACGTAATGCTCCTGGGGCAGGACAAAGCATTGCTACTGAACATGGGCCAGAATCTCAAAGTGATATTGCTAGAGGGCGTTCATGGACTCCGATTAGTCAAGCTATCGGATATAGATTGTCTCCAGATGGCTTCTCAGGCAGTGTTTATGTAGAAACATCTGCAGGTGAGATAGCTATTTATGTGGAGTTTGGTACAGGCCAAAGTGCAAGGAGGTATTTAGCAACTGTACCGCCTGAATTTAGAACGGTCGCAAGCAGGTATTATATTGATGGTAAAGGGACGATACTAAATAAGCCTTATTTACTGCCAGCGTTTTTTAAATACCAAATTGAGTATGTAAAGGAGCTGAAAAACGCCATTAAAAACATGAGATTATGAAATTAGTTACCACCCCAATACGATCAGCACTGGCCACTTTATTAAGCGGTATTCCGTTTATGGGTAAAACGATAAATTCATTTGAGGAATATTTACAGGAATCGACCACTAAAAAGAAAGCTGTTTTAACGGTAGGCAGTCAGCAGGTGACGGCATATATAATATTGCTTAATCAAACGGTTAACGATAATTCTTCAAAGTGCTTGCGTAATGATGAAGCAAGTATACAGGTTCAAGTCACTACGGTATTTCCGGCAGATGCAGGCGGTTCATTGGTAGCAGAGCAAATCGCTGATTTAGTATTAGCACGATTGTTTGATGTAGACAACATGCAGATTACTGGCATTAATTTACCGGAACAGTTCGAAATATGGCGAGCCAGGTTTATATCATCAAGGAATATAAATTACAACACCGACACTAACCGTGTTTGGATTACTCAATTAACCTTATCTTTTTCAGTTAATCAGTAACACTATGACACTAGAAGAGCAAGCAGAAATATTATACCCTATGCCAGAACGACCTTGTGAATGGAATCGTAAAAGGGTTCTGTTTAAGCGAAGAAAATGGGTTGAAAAACAATTGGTTAAAGACATCTAAATATCATCAGCACAATTACCTGTACACTCTTCGCAACAAGAACACAAAGTATAATCTTCATATAATTCAGACCTATAAGGACACTTGTGAGGCTCAACTCTTTAATGATTACATGAGGTACCCTCATTATCAAACTCATACATTTCTTTCATACCACAAATATACAAACCTCGTATTTGTAGTTTTGTACTATTGTTGTTACAAAGGGATTTAACTATATTTGAAATAAAAAAACTAACAGCCCATGGCATTTTTAAACGGACGTACAGTATTGCTGTACATTGACACTGAGACACCAATTGATACCGAAGTGGAAGATGTTACCACTGAGGCCGCTATACTGGTGGCGTGTTTAACATCAAACGGATTCGAAGGTACGACTTCGGCAATTGCAACTACTTCTAAATGTTCCGGCTCATTTGCTGAATCATTGGATGGCGAAAAAGGATGGACTATGTCCGCTGAAGGTCAGGCGATATCTTTATTAGGAGGTGATCTAAGGATCAACCACAATAAGTTATTCAAACTTTGGAGATCAGGTGCCGCTTTCTGGGCATTTATGATGGACACAGCGACGCCAGTAATTACAATGCGTTATGGCGTTGCAAGGATTGATTCATTTAATGATGGCGCTCCTGACAATGAAGCACAAACCTTCTCTATTAGCTTAACTGGTATCGGACAGCCTGGAGATCAGGACGACATTGCACCTATTGTACCTTAATATGACAGGAGCTAGAAAAACATTCGAGATAGAGGGAGTAAAACATTCCCTTTATTTTGGTATGGTGGCAACTGAGATTATACTCGTGAAATCAGTTAAGTATGCTGAGGCAAAAGATCCGCACGGTATAAAAACTACTGCTGAAATCATATATGGGGGATTGTGTAACAATGCTGATTTATCGGATATTGACAGGCCGACATTTGAAGAGGCGTATTTAATTGCGGAATCTATTATTAGCGACGAACAGTTGATCAAAGACATACTATCTGCATGGACAGAAAGCAAGCCATACGTTTCATTGATGGAGCGCCTGAATGGTGATAAAAAAAAAGCGGAAACTCCAGAAGTAGGAAAAAACAACAAGTCGAAGACTGGAGCGAAATAAAAGCATTCGCATTTGGACAACTTGACTTAAAGCCGTGGGAGTATGCCAGGTTAACGCATAGAGAATATGTGACAATGTGTATCGGTTATATGGATAAAATTCATCAGCAGGAACGATACGAGCGGATGATCAACTACAATATCGTTAAAGGCTGGGCAGACCCTAAGAAGTTCACTCAAACACCTGAAAGGTGGTGGCCTATTGCTGGTGATGTTGTTGTAAAAATGAAAAGGCCATCAAAAGCTAAATTGTTAAAGATAAATTCAATATTCAAAAATTTAGGTAAAAATGGCTGACGGTCAACTATCGGTAGAACTTAGGGCGGAGGTACAGAAGTATATCCGCGATATGAACAATGCCGGAAAAGCTACTAAGCAGACCGGAGGCACAATTGATAGCGCGGCGAGTAAAATAGGTGGTGCAGTTGCGGGGGCATTCTCGATAGGAGCAATAGTTTCATTTGGTAAGGCCGTACTTGATGTTACCGCGGAGTTTCAAAAGTTTTCTGCAGTACTAGGTAACACACTAGGCAGTCAGGCATTAGCAGACTTAAAGCTAAAAGAAATACAAGATTTCGCGGCTAAAACCCCATTTGGAGTAAATGAGTTAACCGGAGCGTTTGTTAAATTAGCCAACGCAGGATTTAAGCCTACTGGTGACGAAATGACAAAGCTGGGCGACTTAGCTTCATCAACAGGTAAATCATTCGATCAACTAGCGGAGGCGATACTTGATGCTCAGTCTGGTGAATTTGAACGGCTAAAAGAGTTCGGTGTAAGAGCCAAGGATGCTGGAGATTCGGTAATATTTACCTATAAAGGCGTACAGACTCAGGTTGACAAAACAGCCGGATCAATACGCAACTATATCACTTCTTTGGGTGATGCAGAGGGCGTATCTGGTTCTATGGAGAAGATATCTGCCACTCTTACAGGACAGATCAGCAATCTTGGCGACACATGGGATCAAATGTTGTTATCGGTAGGAAAGAATACATCAGGCGTGTTTTCTGGCTCTATAAGTATCATTGGAATGGCCATCCAAAAGGTAACGGATTTTAATAACCAACTGGAAATTGCCTCTAAATACAAAATAGGGAATACGTTTACCCGTATTTTAGAGGGGATTAAATCGCTAACACCTGGTGGAGCGGGGCCATCTGAGAATCAAGTCAAAATATTAGGTATTGAAACGGCTAATGAAAGCGTAAATAAATTCGTTAGTAACGCAATTGCAGGAGCTAAATCTGCAAAAGATTTCGGCGACGCACTGAAATCTCTGAAAGAAAGAGGTGATAAGGACTTAAAAAACATTAAAGATCCTCAATTAGCTAAAGGAATAAAAGACGCTTATCAAAATGGCGTTAAGGCTATTCAGGACGCAAGATCTAATCTTTTAAATACTGTTACCTCTGACGCTAATTTCGGAACATCAAAGGGTGACAAAAAAATAAAATCTGTTTCTGATATACTTTCAGAATTGCAGGAAAACTTACGCAAAACATCAAATCAGTTTAAAGCTACTTTTGACCAGACTAACGAAGGTAAAATAAAGGATTACCAAACCGCTATTGATGAACTGTCTAAGAAAACCGGAACCGATGCAGTTAATGCTATAAATAAACTAAAGAACGCACAGCAAAGCTTATTTCAATTAAGCCAAGGTAAAACGCTAACTGGGTCTGTAAATCAAGGCTTGCCAGAACAAAGAAACTCTTTAGGGCAAACCGGATTAAATGGTATTGAAGTTACCGACCCTACGCTGAACGCATTTAAGAAAGTAGAAGAGGCAAGGAACAAATTACTGGAAGGTCAGATACAGTTTAATAAAGATTTCAATCAAATAATTACGTCAGGGCTAAGCAATGGGCTTGGTTCGTTAGGCGATGCAATTGGTGGTGCGCTTGCTTCTGGCGGTAACGTATTAGAGGCTGCTGGGCAATCTTTATTATCTTCATTAGGTGGAATTTTAGTTGATTTAGGGAAATTATCCATACAAACGGGTATTGGTATTGCTGCGGTTAAAAAAGCTTTACAATCTTTAAATCCAGCTGTAGCAATTGCTGCAGGTATTGGTTTGGTTGCTTTAGGGTCATATTTTAAAGGTAAGGCATCACAGATTGGCGGTGGTAGCTCTGGGGAATCCGGCTCATCACGCACAAGATCCGCAATACCGCAATTTGCCGCTGGGGTGAATAACTTTTCAGGGGGTATGGCATTAGTAGGGGAGAGGGGGCCAGAATTAGTTAACCTACCTACAGGATCAAGTGTTATCCCAAATAGAAGAAGCATGAATATGATAGGCAGGCAAGATACCGATATCGTGTTAAACGGCAGTTTAGAAGTTGGTTTAGACCGCCTTTATGTCCGTTTAATGCAGGAAGGTAAAAAACAGGGGAGGTTAGGGTAATGGCGTGGGAAATTGACAGATTCGGGGTAAAACCTAGCGGATTATTTGCTAAATGGAGATACACTACGGTTGTTGTAGATGAAAATGGCAACATTACAAACGTCCCTATTCCAGGAAAAGAAGTGATGAACCTGCCTTTTATCTCTGACTACAAGAAAAACGACAGGCGGTATTCAGACGGTCAGATGATTACCGAATATTGCAACCTTGACACTTTTACGAATTACCGGATTTACGCAACAAACGAACGCCCTTTTGCAAGGGTTGAGACTGATATTAACGCTGCTAAATGCGGATATGAGGAGCCGTTGCCGGAACCAGCTGTGCCTTCAAATCCTTTTGGTAATCCGTCGTATGGGGTTTACCGGACATTCAGTTATTGCGATGTTGACGATGCAAATGTGAACGTTACCATAGAGGCTAAAAATTATGATGGTTTAGTGTTCCCGATCAAAGTGGGCGGTAGAAGTCCTGTAATATTGTCCTACAAAGAGGTTGACGATAAATTTGAACCGATACGGCCTTTAGAATGTAAGTTGTCATTTGTGGTAGAAGATGATTTCGTGTTGCAAGAGTTTTATAGTAACGACGAACGAACATTCAGGGTTACGGTTGAGAAGTACGGAAGAGTGCAATTCAAAGGGTACATTATCCCTGACAGTTGCTCCGAGCCTTTCGATGCGCCGCCTTATGAAGTTACCATAAGAGCTACAGACGCAATAGGCGGACTTAAATCAGTTACTTATCCTGTTCCCGTTGGTAGCAGCGCAGAGGTTAAACAATCATTTGTTGACATACTTGCTTACTGTTTTGCAATGACCAATTTAAACCTCAACATTGCTACCATATGCAATCTGTATGAGGAAAAAATGCCAACAGGGCTAAATGATGACCCATTGTCTTTGGCCTCTGTTAATCCACTTAGGTTGTCCAAAGATAGCGGAGTGACGATGAGTGTGTATGAAGTTTTAGAACAGGTTTCCAGAGCATGGGGTGGTTATATCGTGCAGTCCGGTGGCGTATGGAACTTCGTAAGGGTAAACGAATTGAGTAATACCAGAATAAGGAGGCGTAATTATAATTATAAAGGCTTATTTTTATATGCCGATAATTTAGTCAGCGAGCGAATAATAGGAGCATTAAGATGATAGTATATACATTCAGGCCATTAAACGGAGGCAGAAGTACAGTTGTAAATATTGACTACGATCCGGCAACGGACACGATCACTGCGGCTAATGTTTCCGGTGGAATTCCTAATGTAAATTACCCCGATACGGTACCCGACAAAAACCCTGGCGATATCATTTACCAGATGCAATATAACGGGGAAACTGTTACCTTGTACTGGCAGGACAATTACCCTTTTGCTTATTCTCAATTAGTCACGCCCCCTGATGTCATTATTCCGGTTATTGTAATTGATAGCATCATTGTTATTCAGCAATCGCAGGTAGGTTTAAATGATGGTTCAGCAACCGTCAATGTTTCAGGAGGCACGCCACCGTATCAATATTCTTTAGATGGTGTTGTTTACCAAAATAGCAATGTGTTTAATATGCTGGACGCTGGCTCATACACTGTATTTGTAAAGAGCGCATCAGATCCGGTAACGCAAGGCAATTTCACTATTGAGGCGGCTATACCAGAGCCTCCGGTGGTAGATATAGCGGTTCAGGATTTAATTGCATTAGAGGGCGCGGAAATAAGCATACAGAATGCATATAAAAGGGTTGAGGTTATCTCTGAATTTGGGAAAGTTCCTTCGTTATTGTATAATGGTAATTTCGAGATGTGGGACGGTCAGAATTTTAATTTCTGGACTAGATATGGAGGGCTGGACTTTTCACGTATTCAGCGAACTGTCAAAAATGCAAACGGTGTTCAAATACCGATTATTAATTATGCATTATTATTTAACAAACGTGCTGTTGCGGGTAAATGGCTGGAAGCCTCATATATTCAGGTTGCAGAAGGTGATGCGATTAAAATACAATACAGCGTAGGTAAAACATTAACCACTAACAGACCTACAAATACTTACTATCAGTTTAAAATGCGAATTAAGGTAGGTAATTATTATCTGTTTAATGCGGATTCGGGTACAGATTATAAATGGGTTACTGATCTTACTTTTGTCAGCAATTTAGTCCAAAACCCAACAGGAGATTTAAGTACCTACTCGTTTAATTTTACCGCTCCGCCTTGCCCTGTTAATGGTACTCTTACTATTCAGATATTTGGTTTTGATCACGTCAAAAAAGAAGCCATACTAAATCCAGATGGTAGCGTAAATAATACGGGAAACCTAATACCTTTATCAGATTATGTCCCAGTTTCAATAGACGATATTTCGGTATCAAAAACCAGCGCAAAAGGGGATAATGATATTGACGGCCTATTGTCTATCTCTGAGAATCTAGCATATTATACAGAGAAACCGGACAGGATAGAAATATTGTTCGGTGACTATTTTACTACAGGCGACACCGCTGCGGGGTTCAATGCTCTTTACGGAATTAAGATAGATAATAGATATTCTACGGGATGGTATGAATACGGAACAACAAGTTCTCCGGTTGCATTTGGACTGTCGTTGGCTAAATCAATATTAAGAGCTTACCAAAAGCCATTTAGATTTTGGGTTGGGTCACTCAGGCTTAAAAAACAAGTCAAAGAATTTTCATATCTGAACGTATATAGTTTTAATGTTCCCGATCAGCGTAAATTCAATGATAAGTTGTTTACATTTATGGGTGGAGATATCGACCTAAAGTATAACACGGTTGAAAGTGTAAAGCTGGCTGAGATATTCGATAAGCCTGCTAAATCTAATGATATAACCGTACCTAATCTGCCAGGATCAACACCGCCAGTTTTCGTTCAAGATCCTAACTATGATTTTAATAATAATGGTATCTTTACAGATGAATTTACACTTGAATTTACATAAGAAATGGATTATACCCCACAGTTAGAGGCTTATAAGGTATTAGTAAACCAGCTAGTGGGGTCGAAAGTATCAGAGGACAGTATAGATCCTACAGATGTAGCCGCCATTGGCATACAGCTGGCAGATTTACTTATCCCAATTCTAAATACCATTAATGATTTCGGTATTGATGGAGGGACATTGCCACCTGATAATGCAGATGGTAATAACCTTGATCTTTACGTACAAGGCGGTACTTCAATTATATTTTGGCGTAAAAGGAACGGAATTTGGCAACCAGAAGCAGGAGTTGAATTAGGTATTCAAATTGTAGACGGAAATATCAACCTGCAGGCCAGTGTTGTTGATTACGTCATAACGGTTTCTGCAGGGAGTTGGGGAATAAACAATACGATATATAGTAAGGCTGTTCAAACTCAATTTACAATCTCTGATCCTGACTTGAACTTTGACAGGATTGATACTGTTACCGCTAACACTGCTGGAGATATATTATTGCTGATAGGAACGGCAAGCATTAACCCGACACCTGTTGACTTGCCGGATAATTCAGTAGTAGTATCGTATGTTTACGTACCTTCCGAGTCTTCTGGCAACTTGCCTTATATAGCGGACAGTAACGCGTCACCATCAACAATCATAAGCGACACAACTGTATCGCTTACCCAAACATGGAGTAGTTATAAGATAAACAGAATACCACAGCCATGGACAAATGAACCTACACCATTATATGGTGTAAGGTGGAAGGAAATTGATGGCGTGTTTTATGAATTCTTTTCTTTGGTAGTGGATAATGTGAGTGAGCCTAGTTTAACAAGCTCAGCATCATGGTTTAAAACAACATTGAAAGGATATCCAAACGTTTACAATAGCAGTAATAACTATAACTCGGGCGTCTATGTTACAGGGGACGCTAATAGTAAAATATACCGTTCTAAAGTATCAGGCAATCAAGGGCATACTCCTTCCGGCGGAATTACTACTGACTGGTGGGAGTATATCGGTAACTACATCGGTTTTTACCAGGAATCAGGGCTTTACAATATTGGCGACTTCGTAATACATGCTGCTGATGGCAACCAAACCTACTATTCACTTAAGGATAACAACGAAGACCCATTAACCGCAATCGGAGGCAGTACATGGCAGTTAATCGGCTTCGTTCAACAGGACATTCCAGACGCAAAAACAACTCTTACATTCTCCCAATCCGACCTCGTAGAAGAATATGAAGGAGCGTATTATTTACCTTTTACAATGCCAACGGGAAAAACATTTGTAAACTGCGAGATATTCAGTGCTGGTAATTACAGGTACTTATCCGCTGACCTTCTTTCTAAACAATCAGCATGGCCTACGCATAGGCTTTCTGGATTTGACAATAATGATGCACAAACAATTACACTAACTTTTATATGATGAAAATTAAACTATTAATATTGATGATGCTCTTTTCTTTTGGATTGAGCGCACAGACAAGCTGGACTAATGTAGGTAATGGTCTGCAGCAGCGTGTAGTTAACGGCAGGATAGAGCATAGGTTCATTAAAACAACTGGATACGCACCTTTTGGGATATCTGATAGTTTGGACAGGAAGTTAAATCTTACTGGCGGTAATATGGCTGGTTCAGTTTACTTTTACCCGTTAGGAGTTACTCAGGGTTCTTTGAATCCTTTAGCAGGTACGGGCATTATAATGGGCAAAAACAGCGATAATTCTAATATATATTATGAATCTTCCGGAGATGCCACAGGGGATTCAAATCTAATATTTGAAAGCGGAGATAACACAAGTACTTTTGGGGGTTCTACAGAGGGTTTTCTATTTAGAAAATACGGGGCTGAATCAGGCGGTTCGGTAACTGACTTACTAAGGATCAATTTATCTCAATTAAAATACAAAGCATTCGATATATATCATCAAGGAAATTTATCAAATTTAAGAACCGATTTAGGATATAATCAACCTAACGGGTTCGCTTCTTTGGACGCTTCCGGCAAAGTTCCGCTAACACAAATTAACGATGCTCTACTAGGTGCTGTGAATTATAAAGGAACTTATAACGCCTTAACGAACACACCTGCTTTGCCTGCCGCTGCAACGACTAATAAAGGTTATTATTATATTGTGTCAACTGCAGGTACGCAATTTGGCTTAACACTGGCAGTTGGTGATTGGATAATAAGCAGCGGTACGTCCTACGGGAAGGTAGACAATAATAATTCGGTTACTTCGGTAGCAGGTAGACAGGGCAATATAGTTTTAACAAAATCAGACGTCGGTCTTGGCAATGTAGATAACACATCGGATGCCAATAAACCTGTTTCGACAGCAACCCAAACAGCGTTAAATTTAAAACAAAACTCATTGGGGTTCACGCCTGAAAATGTAGCAAATAAAGCCACTTCTTTAGCCTCTCCTGATAATACCAAATACCCTACATCATTGGCGGTAAGTAACGCAATAGCGGCTATACCCGTAGCGGCCGGGGGAGAGACCCTTGGAAGCGTCGTAGCGAGAGGCGCCACAACAACGGATATTATCAAAATAGGATTAGGAACAACCGACCCTTTTTCTAACTTAGATTTAAACGTAGAAAGAGATAGCCCCTTACCCACCCCCGGAACAATAAACGGAAGCATGTTTATTTCCAATAGAAAAGCGTATGGTACACAAATCGGTGTGATGGCAAGCGGGGACACCTACTTTCAGTCACAGAGAAGCGCAGGGACAGAAGTTTACAGGCTAATTTTTAACCCGAGTGGCGGTAATGTGGGCATAGGCACAACTACAGTACCCGATAAACTTACGGTTGCGGGAAATGTTTCAGCAACTGCTTTTATAGCAGGTAATGCTATTATCTCAGGCGCCCCGACAGATGGAGCAATATCTTTGAATTACAATAACAATCAAACAGGCGGTTTATTATACTACGGAGGAACAAGTAGTCCTAAATTTACAGTAGGCAACGGCGGTTCGGTTACTTCTTCGGGCGATATTACTACGAATAGCAGATTTGTTCTGAACACTAATACCGCAGCTTTCCAAGCAGGTACCATATTCAGGCATCCAGACTACGGGGTTATTAACGTAGGCATACCGCAAGCACTAGGAGATTGGGGGGTGTACAAGTTAGGCACAGGATCTACGTTCGTTCTTTCGACAAAAGGGAATGATGTGTCCGTACCAGCGGGCAACCTTACGGTAAATCAGGATGTAAATATTAGTACAATCGGGAAAGGCGTGGTAATTAAATCACCTGACGGTTCAAATTGGAGAATAACAGTATCAGACGCAGGAGCATTAATAACAACTAAATTATAACTATGAAAAACCTATTATTAATCTTTGTTGCCCTGTTGTCCTACGGCAATGTAAACGGACAGTCAAAAACTGTACCTCTATATTTTAATACCGCTTTAGGCGACATGAAAGCATACCCTGGAACAGATAAGCTACAAGCAACGGCTGCAGGGCTATCTTCAATGAGTGACGATAACGGAGGTACTTACCGTTGGGACGCGACAAGTACGGTTACGGATGACGGTTTTAAGTTTATACAAGCCACAGGAGTAACTACAGGTCGTTGGGTAAGAGTTGGTAACGCTAATACGCTAAAAGGTTCTACAACTTTAAGCGGGGCCTTGCTAACTACAACATACACAGTTTCGTTTAATGCTACTCTCCCTTTCGTCCCTATAACAGTTATATACACTCCGCGTACGCAATCGGCAGCTCAGCCTAGCTGGATCCCGGTAGGCGGGATAACTACGACGGGTTTCACGATTTCATATCAAACCGTTCCAGTAGTAGGAACAAATAATATGATTATTGACTGGATAGCTATTAAGCAGTAAGATCCGAATCATCCTCTTTGTTTTCTTTTACCCATTTATACGGTCTGAAATTCCAAACAAAGAGGATGATTAATACGCATACCAACAGTTCTAAATTCCAGTTTTCCATAGTTAAAAATTACGAGGATATCCCACAGATGTATACCCGTCTTTACTTCTTTGATCTATTTGACGATCATTCCAGTCTGATGCTATTTTAAAAGCATAAATAAGGCTGCCAGCCACTACCCATAGAATCGCTATGAAGCGGGCTAAAAATATTAATTTTCTTTTCATATGGTTGGCTTTATAGATGAAACGTGTTTTATGTTTTTTAATGGCGTTTGCCATATGTCGCTGATGAATAACTGAATTAAAAACACATCATCATTCATAGGATCAACAGATATGCCTTTGCATATTACATGCATCCTCCCATTTACAGGCTCTTTAAACTCAATTTTCAACATCGAATATGCCTTTAGTTAGGTGAAAAATAGATCCTGGCAATAGCTTAAATGATTCCGATGTTCCTTGAATAAACAAAGCCGGACATACATTATTGTAACCTGATGTCATCCATTCTTTAATAACTGAATCCCTGTCTACACCGAATAATTCGACTTGATGTCTGCCGTTAAACTTGCACTTTTCTTGAAGTGATAAAATAAATTTGTGTATTACCATAGTTCAAATATAACAGGTAAAATAACGTGTTGTATCATTGTCGCATATTTGTTACATTTACATCTTACTTAAACGATATAGATATGCCAGATGGACTTCCACACCCGCCGACCACACCGATCAAGCCGCCTAACGTAATTGTAGAAGAGGAAAACCCTACTGAAAACGAAGATGTTAAAGAGAAATTGGATTAAAGGTTCGATAGCAGTGTACGTAATGTGCCTGCTATCTTATAATTTTTTTGGAAGGAACTCAACGGGCTGGACGGATTTTTATTACACCTTTGAAAAGGGTATGGCCTTTTTGTCTACACTTTGGGGATTTAATAAGCATACTTTGTCAGATCGTATTTTCATTGATTACGCAAGGTTTACACAAGCCGGAACATGGGCATTCTTTATAATTTGCTCATTCAATGAAAAGTTATGGGTATACAATCAAACGGTAATTGTTTCTGTTCTTATCATGGCTTCTTTTGGAACGGTATGTGTGCAGCATTATCTTATAAAAGAAACAAGGATATGAAAAGAATAAAATACTTAGTTTGGACGATGCCCGCGGGTATGTTAGCAGTTTTAGGGGGCATATGTATTATATTCCAGTCATGTAACATCCCGATTGAAATTACCCCGAAAGGGAGGTTCGTAAATATTGAAAATTTATATACCCCGTTTATTGCCTGCGGATTGATTTTATTGATCGGTACAGGTTTCAGTATTTTTAACTTTGTTCAGTTAGCAAAGATTAGCCGGATATTAAAGGAACGTGGCTATTCCATTTAGGATGAGAAATGACAGATATACAAAAAGAGCAATTGGGGCTATCCACCAAATGGAAAAAGTTTCAACTATACAGCGTTCAGTTTGCGTGCGGTTCACTGTCTGCTTATTGGATATTGTCCTTGTCTGTAGTGGAAAAAGCATTTACCAGGGCGCACTTGGAAACATTTTACGCACTTTCTTTAGTGGCTATAATTATGATAGGGATAATCTCTATTTTTTGCTCTGGAGGTATCGGTCTATTGCGGTTAATCAATGCAAAGCGAGTTTTACAGGTAATAGAGAAGGAGAAAGACAATGAGTAGCGATATATTCACAGTAGGGACGGTTATTACCGTTATAAACGTAGCGATAATCGCTGTTCTGGTTACAAACATCTATCAGTCTTATTCTCATGCTGCAGATATTAATAAAGCAAGAACTAAACTAGATGTCGACTTTTACTTTCTACAAGTATTCAATTCAATGATATTTTTAGTGGCTAACTTTATAGCTCTATACACAGGGGTTTTAACGTACCTTATACATCCATATGTTTCACTTGATTCAATTGTATGGTGGAGATTAGCGGATCGAGTAGGGATGCTGGTTGTAGCTATTAACTTGATTTTAATACGGACTAAATATAATCCGTTCGGTAAATAAAAACATGTTTGTTGTTTGGGGGCTGGCAGTCGTGAGATAGTCAGCTTTTTTATTGCAAAAAAAATCCCACTCAAATTAATGAGCAGGATTTTACCAAAGCTTAGAAATTTCAAAAACTAAACATTAATTCCGGTTATTAATTTGAATTTATCTTTATCAAAGTTAGGTAATGAAGTGAATACCTTTTTATTTTCATCACTCAAATTATGCCACATATTAGACCATGCTTCATGCATAGAGATTGATTTCAAAAATCCTCCAGTAGTTTCGTGTGATGGGTATTGTTTCTTTTGATCTCCTGTCATTTCCGATGAAAATACCCATATATTAGGATTAAGGTAATTTTTCATAATATTGTATGCCTGGTGGCGTTCCCAATCTCTAACCAATATATCAGTCTCAACATCAAACAATTTTACCTTCGGATTATTATCAGAACAAAAAGCCCCGGTGTTCCTGTACCCGGTGTTACTGTCCCCGGTGTTCCTGTCCCCGGTGTTCCAGTCCCCGGTGTTACTGTCCCCGGTGTTCCTGTCCCCGGTGTTCCTGTACCCGGTGTTCCTGTACCCGGTGTTCCAGTCCCCGGTGTTCCAGTCCCCGGTGTTAGATCTTCCTGTATTGTTTTTACCTATATTACAAATTGACAATACTTCATGCCACGTTAGTTCTCTTATGAATTCTATTCTACCAGAACAGTGTTTATCTCCTTGTGTGTCTAAATAGCCATAAGAAATAATTTCAAAAACTCTATTTTCTGAATTGAAATCGTAATAATTAAAGCAATCATTGGCTATCTCACAAAAATGAAATCCTTTACTGCATATTTTTATTTCACCTTCAATTGAGAATACTTTACCAAATTCAAATTGGTAATTACGGCATTTCATGTTTTTGTCAGTCACCTTGTAACCCTTAGTTTGTTTTTCCATTATATTTGAAATTTTTTAGTGTCCTCAAACCTACAAAATTACTATTTCACTTTTTGTAACAACTTTGCTACCTTTACCTTATGAAAATAGTAGGCAATATTTTATTTGACGACAAAGGCAAACAGGTACCTTTTAAGCGATCCCCAAACATAGGCGGTCAATTTAAGCCTGAATATATAATTATTCATTACACGGCATCAAGTAGCGCAGATGGAGCTATTTATTGGATGGTTAGTCCGCAATCAAAAGTATCAGCGCATTTGCATGAAGATAGGTCTGGCAATTTCGTGCAATTAGTGCCTTTTACCACTGTTGCTTGGCATGCTGGCCAGTCGGAATGGAAAGGAACAGTAGGTTTAAATAGTCACTCAATCGGTATTGAATTACAGAATACAGGCACACAGGCATATCCACAAGTTCAATTAGACGCTTTAGCATTGGCCTGTAAAGCTATATGTGCTGTATATCAAATAAAAGAAATATTAGGCCATTCTGATATTGCTCCCGGAAGAAAGAAAGATCCTGGGCCGCAATTCCCTATGGAGTGGCTGAGGAAAGAAGTATTGAGTGTGGAGCCGACTGTAAATCTAGTAACCACTAAAAAGACTACCTCTGACTTAAATATACGGGAAACCGGAAAACCCACAGCAAAAATCATATCTACACTACCAAAGGGAACAGATGTAAATGTACTAGACGAAAAGGATGGCTGGTCTAGTGTATTTGTATGCAATAGCAAAATAATAGGCTGGGTAAGCTCAAAATATTTATCGTAAACAATTAAACCAAAATAAATTATGTCAATTTTAGATTTCCTTAAAGGCGTACTAGCGACCTTTATTTCAAACTTCCCTAAATTCTATGAACGTCTTTACAAAAAGATAGTTCCAGAAATCAAAGAACAGGTATCGGTAATTACCAAAGTTGTTAACGGTATCAAGCAATTTGTAGATAGTCCATTAGCTGACGTCTTAACCCAAATTATTCCAGGCGGAGTAGATGACGTAATGAAAGACTGGCTAAGAAAAAAATTACCAGCAATCCTTACCAATTTAGGTTACCTAGAAAACGGTATTATAAAGCTGTCAGACGATTCAAAAGCAAAAGGAGGACAGCTAGTCGCTTTGTCTTCTGTTCTTACCTCAGAGATCACAGAAATGCCCTTGAGCCAAGCGGCAATCACAGCGCAGGTAGTTTATCAGGCTGAACAGTAAAAATAATCCCCCTGTCATTGGTTAATTGATGCAGGGGGATTATTTATTATAAGGGTATATTTAGGAGTAACCTAATAGCGGTAGCGCACGTGTGGATGGCTTCCGTTCTTACTTCTTCAAGTTTACCGCCTTCCATTTCGTATTGAACAGCGGCTCTGGTTAATTCTCCGTTTTCCTCGCCTACAATTGAAGCAGCGTATACCAAGTCCTCTGGCCAGTTAGGGTGTTTGATTTGTGCTCTATCGATTTCTAATAACACAGATTGTATGATATTATTAAGGTCTGAATCAATTGATACCATTAAATTGTGTAAATCTATTGATGCGTCCTTTGCGTCTTTTTTGGAAACAAAATCCTCCTCTGAATGGGCGATGAGTAAATCAATAGCCCGTTGTAGTATTTCTTTTTTCATCTTTTCTAATAATTATTTAATTGTTCGTTTGCTTTCTTCTCTTCTCTCATATCCTTTACAATCCGGTAATAGAATATGTAATATAAAAATCTTATCATGCTATTGCTTTTTAAATTGATCCCTTACCAATTTTCCAACCAGAACAGCTGCCTGAATCGGTGAATATTTCGTAGCGTAATATTCAGCTTTAACCTCTATCTCTTCATCACTGATCGCATTCTGACTAGACATCAGCCTGTTAATTTCCAGTGCCTTTTTATTGTCTTCCGCTTTCAGGTCATTGTAGGAGGCTAGTAGCAAGTCGTATGCAGGGTGTTTAAACTGATCTGAAAATCTCTTCATTGCGCACATTACTTCTTCTTTATGATAACAATCTTCTCCGTAAGGATCCTCAGTTACATCTAACGCACTTAGTATTTCTTCTGCGCTCTTCACCTCCCCTGACTGAGGGGTGTTTGATGGTTGGAACGCATTATCCCTTAAGTGTTGAACCTCTTTTTCAAGTTCCTTAATCCTGTGGGGATAAATTCTTAAAAGGCGCTCATTCTCATCTCTATGAACATCACAAAGAATGCATTTATCTTCTGTTTCGAAGTTTGATAATGCAGTATAGCATTGACACCCAGAACATTTTTTACTATTTTCCACCATATTACCTGTATCTAGCAGGTGTTGAGCGAATTGTTTTAAAAATCCAACTAAAAAAGTATTGTAATTTTTTGCATCGCAAAACTCTTTTGCTGCAATTTGTAATTCTTGCTTATTCATGGTTTTATAACTTTTAGTTTAATTCTGTAAATTTCAGCCGCAAGAAATGCTCCTGCTATTTTAAGTCTCTCAATATCAAATTCAGCAGGCGACATTCTAGCTCGCTTAGCTTCTATTTTCTCCTTAAACCAAGTGCCCCAGCTTTCTGGATACCAGTAATGACCCTCCCAATTATCGTGGACTAAGCACATTACTACGCCCTGTATTTCGCCCTTTTTGTAATATTTATTATTCTTAACATCGAACCCGTGTTTTTCGATTTGTTCTCTACGTTCATCGGCAATCAACTCTATGCCTGTTTTAATTTCTTGCTTATTCATGGCCTGTGTTTTCTAGAGTTCCAAAATCTTTCTAAGCTTGCCTTTTTATCAGCTTCTTGTGCTGCACGGTTAAGGCTGTCACGCAACTTAATTTCCGTACTGTCAATGCGCGGTTTCTTATACCCAGTAACGCATGCTGTAATATACATCAAGCAGAAAACAGCGGCTACGCACTGTATTAGTAATGCTTCAAGTTCTCGTTTCATGATTCATGTAATTTAACCCAACCTGCTTCTACCATTTGCTCAACTGATAAGCCCATCCAAGGTAATGCGTAGCCTTTTGAGCGGAGGTAGTCAAAGTTGGATGGCGTAAGATGATTTAAAAATCCACCTATACCATTTGCAAATGCTGAATATGTAGTAGTATAGTATTCTCCTTTACTATCTGGAACTCTGACTATGTCGTATGGGTTTATTGAGGAAATTGGCTTGAGAATTAACTGACCGTTTGATGTATAATTTCTCTGCCCTAACGTGTCAATCCAACCATAAGGTTTATCCGAATCCAACCGTATAATGTCTAACGTAGTTAAGCAATGATCAGCCATAAACTTATTACCTATGTACTGAGCAAAGAACTTTGCTTTGTTTTCTAATGTTATTTCCATGTTAATTTATATTATTTCCATGTTAATTTATATTATTTTAAAGGTAAAACAATCCTGATGTAAATATGATTAGCATGAACAGGCATAGTATGTTGGTTTTATGGTTGTGGGTCATGGTGCTAATGTTAATAAAATTGCAGTTCCTTGTTTTTTAAAAGTGAAACTTCCTTTAATCATAAGTTTCTTACCTAAGAAACCCCATCCTGAAAACCTGTATAAGTTTTCTCCTAAACAGGTTTCATCAAGTAGTTTCATCCCTGATTCGTATGTTTTACCTGTTTTTTGATCTTTCCATTTTATATTTAAAGAAGATCTTCCTCTTGAAAATCCATCATAAAGTAATGTTGCATCGAAAACGTAGTTTTCTTTTTTATATGCCACTTCAAATGCATACCCTTCCCATGCTAATTGGTTTCCATCTTTATCAAAAGATATTTCAAAATATTTACCCATTTCACCCCTGTTTTACGCCTCGTGAGCAGATTAAAAAATAAATTCCTGTGATGATTACCAATACTTTAAAGGTAATAAATAGTGTTTCGTTTGAGATCATTTTGTGAGTATTTGATAAATCGCTGAAACTGTTAAACCGTATTTCTTAGCTATCCTTTCTATACGATAAGCCGACCCGGATTGTGATTCTCCTTTAATATAAGAGCTGTTCATTTCTTTCTGATAAGCTAACTTAATAGCTTCATTACGTTTGTCTCTTTCTTCTTTTTTCATATTGTTTGTTTTTATTAAGACAAATGTAATTACTACGTTTGACAATTCCTAATTTTGTATATAAAAAATAATATAAAATATTTTATTAAATATATTTGCACATATCATTCATTTTGCTTTACTTTGTCCTGTCGATCACAAACAACATCGGCTAAATATTATGAAAACAGGAATTGAAATCAAAGGAAAAATACCAGCTTGGAAAATAGTTGTGATGTCGTTAGTTGCATCTGGAATTGTTGCACTGATTGGTTATGGTATATATAAAATTATTGAAAGGGGGTATTAATTATGAAAGATTTAAAAGAGTTTGACTTTCAGCAAAAAGTGTTAGAAATGACTTCGGAGTTTGGAGGATACGAAGATTCAGTGGCTATTTGTAATTTTGAATTTAATGGTGAAAAAGTCCAGGTGAGAATTAGCCTTGTGTGTGCCAGTGAAGATAATTACTCAGATTACGAAGGAATACCAACGATTGAATTACCTGACTTAGATTTATAAATTATGACCCCCTACCAAACCCTACTACACCGAAACATCAACTTCAAGGCGTCAATTCTGAAGTTATCGCCAACACTTAATACAGTGACAATAAAATTCAATGCTATGGTTTTACATAATGCTAAGAAATAATGGATCAAATAACAAAAAATAAAATAGCACAATGCCTGGCGTTGTCTATGGAGATTGAAGGGGCATTTTTCTACAAAAACCCTAATGTATCGTTGATAAGTGTTTATAAAATAGAAAACAATCAGCAAGTATGGGATTATTCGGCATACTACGATGAAGAGTTTAATAACATCGACAAGATGATCAAAGATTTGTCTAATCACATCAATAATGAAACCCCCTCACATTAAATACACCATATTCCTGCGCGTCACAATGGCAATAGGAATTATTTATTCGATTGTTTACTTACTCCGGTAACCAAATCGTTACACCAATTAAAACGGATAATCCGTAAATTTAAAGGAATGACAGACATAGAAGACGACCAGGCAAAAATCAGATTTGTATTTGATCTATTCACCCAGATACAAACGCTGACTTATAAAACAGAAGTTGCCCAGGAAATGAGCAACGGAGTTAATGAGGCTATAAAAACCATAATAAAGCCTTATATGATTGAACTTAGTAAAAGATTACATTAAATAACAAACAATAAACATGGAACAATTAACCCACTACAAAAAGCTGAAAGACCCCAATTATATTGGTGCGTACGAACTTATGCCAAGCGAAGGAGTGACTATTGAGTTAGTCGTTACCATTGAAGGGGCTAAAAAAGAAGAGCTGAAAAATGCTGAAAAAAATCAGGGTATGGTACTTTATCTTAAAGGCCATAAGCCAATGATTGTAAACTCTGTTAACGCTAAATCAATAACAGCCGCATTAGGCAGTCCATTTGTTGAGCATTGGACCGGAAAACAGATTACACTATACGTAGTCAAAATTAAAGCATTTGGCGAAACAATGGAAGCATTGCGCGTCCGTAAAGAAGCTCCAAAAGTAGTATTGCCGGATCTGCCTTTAAACAGCAAAACGCACTTAGGTACGGTAGAAGCTATCAAAGAAGGAAAAACAACTCTTGCCGATGGTCTTTCATTCCTGCAATCAAAATATACATTGTCCGCTGAGCTTATTAAAACATTGGAAGATGCGGTTAAAAAATAATTTCTACGCCAGGTGCTCATCTATTGGGGCAATATTAAGCGAACCAAAAACAAAGCATCCGAAAACAATATATGAAGATCATGTCGAATCTTTATTATCCAACAGATTAAAGGCTGACCAAACTTCAAATAAAGAAACGGCAACTTACAAAAAGTTAGTAGCTAAAATAGCAGATATGGAAGCTCAAACCGACTTGCTAAAACTCAACTCCGAAAAACTTCATTTATCAAAAACTTGCATAGAGGTAATTTACGACTTTATTAAAGAGCAGCCTGAGTTTTACGGTCGTTCTGTTAATTTCAGATCTAAGTATACAGAAAAAGGTAATGCTATGGAGGACCAGTCAATTGGATTAGCTGCTTCTTATTTCGGATGGGGTGACGTTAAGAAAAATACAGTCCGCAAGTATAATGATTACCTAACTGGAGAGGCAGATGTAGTATTGGCAGGATCTATTGAGGATATTAAAAACAGCTGGTCACAAAAGACTTTTCCTTTATTCGGTACCGATATACCGATTGATGGTTATGGGTGGCAGGGTCAGGGTTACATGGAACTTTACGATAAGCCTCAATTTGGTTTGGTGTATACATTAATGGATGCACCGGAAAGAATGGTAGACAGAGAGGCCCGGATAAAGATGTATGAACTCGAATTAGACGATATGGAAGCGGATCTGTACGATGAGGTTAAAGAGTCAATGACATACAGTAACTTTCCTTTAGAGCTAAGGATTAAGCGTTACCAATTAGACAGAGATCACAAGTGCATGGATGCCGTTAAATATCGTGTTGATGACATACGTAAATTTATAGAACAGCTATGACAAAACAAGATTACAATTCAGCTATTAACAATGTGACGGATAAAATTATACTTTCTGTTGCTTTGGCTCATATCAAATTGGATTCTATGTTGTCTACAATGGAGCATAGAAATAATGTCAGAAATATTGATATGCAATTCGGTAAAGGATACCACGATAAATTCATGACCTCTGTTCTATCAGAGATACACCAACTTTAAAAGCCTAATCCATCCGGCTTGATAGGATGGAATCACAATTAAAAAATCATATTTCTACTATCAGATTTAGCCGGGTTATGTCCGGCTTTTTTATTGTATCATAAATGTGACAAAAATAAATTGCCATTTTCTTGATGGTATTGATTTCTATTACCTACATTTGGATATGAAAGAACGTGAATGGTTAAAAAAGACATTAATGCTATCTATTGGGGAGCAATATGAGGCATCAGCGACACACACAAGCGCAATTAGAAATGCTCGTGATAAAGCTCAAATACAGTCGGGTAGAAAGTACTCAACTAAGTCGGGCAAAGGAATATTAACAGTTAAAAGGACAGCGTAAGATGAACGTATTAAGCTTATTCGACGGAATGTCGTGTGGTCAAATAGCAATAGAAAGAGCGGGATTAAAAGCGGATAATTACTATGCTAGTGAGGTAAAAAAACATGCAATAAAATGCACATTAGACAATTACCCTAATACAATACACGTAGGTGACGTTACTAAATTAAAAATACCCAAAGGACAAATAATAGATTTGATTATTGGCGGTTCTCCGTGCCAGGATATAAGTAATATAAAGCCAGGTATGGATATTTATGGAGAAAAAAGCAAACTATTCTTTGAGTATGTTAGGCTACTGAAAGAATGTAGACAATACAACACAAATGTTAAATTTCTACTAGAAAACGTTAATGGTGATAAAAAATCCATTGACATTATATCTGAAATATTGGGTGTTCAGCCGATACGAATAAATAGCAATTTAGTTAGTTATCAAAACAGAGACAGGCTGTATTGGACTAACATACCAAACGTAACAATTCCTTCCGATAAAGGCATAAATTTTCAGGACTATATTTTACCTGAAAACGAATACACGCAAAAATTCAAAGTAAATAAGACCCCTAGTCGGGTGTTGATGTACGAAAAGCAGTGTCCTAATATAACCTATCGTAAAAAAATAAATTGCCTTACGTGCAAACAAGATAGAAGAAACAATTCCGGACTAATAGACTTTCAGGATTTTTGCCGATATCTAACAACGCAAGAATTAGAATTAGCTCAAACCGTTCCATTAGGTTATACTAAATCAGTAACCAGAAACCAAGCGGAGGATTTACTAGGCGATGGATGGACTGTAGACGTTATATCTCATATATTTAAACATATTTAATCATGAAACAAATACGCCAACACCTATCAGAACTTCCGGAACCACACCGGACAAACTGCCTTAAAGAGATGAATATCGGCATGGGTAGTGAATTAGTAGAAACACAGTATGATGCGATATACCTAGGTATCGACTGGCATAACAACATGGATTATTACGAAGAGTTGCACGACTCAATAGTAGAAGGGAGGGCTTTTAATGGTTAATAAAATGAACAAGTACAGGAGAAATAAGGATATGTACGAGCAAGTACCAGGTTCAAGGGGAGGTATGCCTATTAAGAAACATATTGCCGGTAATATTTTAGAGCAATACTTCGGGTTAGGCAAATCAATAACTGAAATAGAGAAAGAATCAAAGGTATCTCATACCACTATATCTAGCTACATTTCAAAAGCCCTGCCTTTAAGGGTAAGCGAATCAACAATAACATTAAAATTACAATCGAAGGTATGAAAAAACAATTAATGGCAGAAATAATGCTGGAATTAACAGCGTCAGCCGGATACAGAAAAGCAATAAAAGAAATGAACGCCATGCAAAGAGCGTTCAGCACACAACGTTTTATTTACCTTCATGCCCCGAGTCAGCAAACGCAGGACTTATTAAGAGACCAGGGATTTACTGTTAAACGCACTTCAATGAAGGATTATATACAGTTTAAAATAGAATGGTAATGGCTAAGAAAAAAGAAGAAATACCAGTTTCTGTAAGCACTCTCAGCAAAGAAGATCACGCATACATTACTCTTTCAGCAAAAAAAATACCTTACAAAATAGATATCAACAAAGGTCAAATACTAATACCTCCAGATCACTTCGATATTGCTAAGGATGACTTAAACGTTATGCATATAGTGGGCAAGTTTAAGTTTTCAATTCAATCAACTATAGGTGCAGAATATTTACCTATTAAGGAAGAAGATATTAAATTTGAAGGTAAAAAAGAAATCGTTTGCATTGGCTTAAGATTTAAGAACAAAGCTAAGACAGTTTTTGAAGTTATTGACATTGACAAATACAATACAGTAACTTACATAAACGAACGAGAAGCAAAGAAGCAGATATCTAAAAATGAATTGCTATCTAAAATTAAAAAGGGGTTTTACCTGATAATTCGTTAGTCACATGCCACGCAAAGGAACAATAAAAACACCAGAACAAAAGGCCGAAGCAAACAGAAAGGCCAGGGAGAAGCGATCTGCCTACAGAGCGGCAAACCCATTGCCACCTAAATTAACGCCAGAAGAATCCAAACGACGTGCCTATGAAAGGTCTGTCAAGGCAAACGCAAAATCAAAGTCTATAAGGGACGCAGAAAGAGCGGCTGGTATACCGGCAAAGAAAAGAACACTTAGTTCAGAAGAGAAGGAGAGAATGCGTCTACGGGTAAAAGAATACAGGGCTAAGCAGAGATTAATAAAGCCACCACGCATACCAATGACTCCCGAACAACTTAAAGAGCGTAAAAGAATCAATAGCCGCAAGCAGTACGAAAAAAGATTAGCACTACAAGGTAAAACAAGGCAGGTGCCTATAACCAAAACAAAAATGGAAAAAATATTAAAATCACGTCCGGCAAACAGGATCAGCGAAAAAGTGATTAAGCCTGTAAAGGTTGATTTAAACAAGCAGGTGCCTTGTGAAATAAAGGCTAATGATACTGGGAAAATTAAGGTAAGGCTAGACGCTAATACAGAGGTTTATGCATTGCCTGGTTATGATATTGACGCTTTGAGGAGGAAGTATTTAAGGGTATGAAGCCTAATCGCCAAAAAGTGCACGAAAAATATAATGGTCACTGTGCATACTGCGGTATCGTAATCGCCATAAAAGATATGCAGGTTGATCATTTGATCCCACAAAGAAATTATGTGTGGCAACTTAAAAATAACTTTAAAATTCCGCCTTTCCTGATGCACCTCACGTTTTCAGATGTAAACCATATCGATAACCTGATGCCAACTTGTAGGAGCTGTAACGGCTTTAAATCAACCTTTGATTTAGACCTATTTAGGTCTGAAGTATCTGAACAAATAAACAGGTTACGCAGAAGTAAACCAACATTCAGGCTGGCTGAAAGATTCGGCTTAATAGAGTGTAGACCAAAGGAGATTGTATTTTATTTCGAGACATTGCAAGGGGAGTAATTTCCCCTTTTTATTTTTTTGGAAATACAAAACATTAAACATACTTTTGGTTACTTAATTACTAGGAACGCGGCCACGTTCATCAAAGACATTTTAAAACCTGATAGGGGGATTCTGGCCGGATGAACCTTATCAGGTTTTTTTCATTTAAGTTATGTCACAACGAAAACAAAACCTTTCACTACGGCAATGGATATACTCTTTGCCACAACCTCACAGAGATAACATTTGGCATTCATTAAGTCCGACACTTAAATTAAACAACCAGGTTTATCCCTCAATTATTTCAGCAGTTTGCATGGTAGATCCGAATAATGGATTTTCTCCACCGAAATATTATCAAGACCTATTTAATCAACTAAACAATGAATGTAAACGAGATTAAGCAGGTCAAGAACAATTCTGACATCATAAAGGTAATAGGTCATTTCCTAGATATCAAACCTAAGCAGAATAACTACGTTTCGAAATGCCCATTCCATAACGAGAAGAGCATGTCTTTTACGGTTAACCGTAATAAAAATATATTCAAGTGTTTTGGCTGCGGTGTATCTGGGGATGCGATAGATTTTGTAATGCGTGTCAAATCTTATAATTACAAGCAAGCGGTAGAATGGATTTCGGAATTTCAAAATATACACATTGATAAAGAGTACATTTATATCCCCGAACCAGAAAGGCCAGTTTCATTTTTGCCAGCTTCAATCATTAAACCAATCAAAATGCCAAATAATTTCATGTCATGGTTGCAGTCAATATTCCCAAATAATAAACAATTGGTTTACTCAGTAAGCACGTCCGGCTATTGGGATGGGGCTGTATGCTTCTGGTACATTGACATTGATAATAATGTAAGGTCTGGCAAAATAATGCAGTACAACCCGCAAAACGGAAAGAGAATAAAAGAT